CAAACTCAAGAAAAGTTTTGAAAAGAAATGGGCTGAACATAAGTCGCAACTTGATGCTATACCTATGAACTTCGATTTTACATTAGAATAAGTGAAAAATATAATAGCTATTCAAGGTTTTAAAGGAAGTGGAAAAGATGAAGTTGCTAAATATCTAAACTATTTATTAAATACTCCAACTTGTTTACATTCTTATAATATTGCTTCTGCATTAAATTTTACTCCTGTACCGTTTATGATTTCAAAGCATTGAAAGATAGTACATTATGCAGATAAATTAAAAGAAATGTTATCTATCATGATGAATGTAGATAAGAGCAAGTTTGATGATAGAGAATTTAAAGAATATTATCATTTTGATTTTCAGAAGTTTTTACTTTACGATAGTAGAGTAAGAACTTTTGGAAATGAACCTACAGATAAAGTATTCGCTAGAGAATTAAAAAAAGAAAATAGAAATTTAGCTATAGAATATAATTTATCTATTAGACAAATATTACAATATTTTGGTACAGATATAATGCGTAAATATTTTGGAGATAAATTATGGATATATTCAACACTTCAAAGTGAAAATAAAAATAATATTATAATTGCAGATCAAAGATTTGCAATTGAAAACGAAGTAGTAAAAGAATACAATGCCTTTATTATTCATGTAACAAGAAAAGGTTGTAGTATAGGTTTACATTCTTCAGAAAGGGAATTAGATGCTCTTTATAAAAAACATAAATTTGATATATCGTTAGTAAATAATGGTACATTAAAAGAATTATTTAATAAATGTAAAAATATTGTATATGGCTACTGAAATTAAGTTCTGTAAAAACTGCGCAGATAATAAGATTACACATGAGTTTCAAGATGAAAAGTACGGAAAATTTATTCGGGTTTTTAATATTGGAGAAAAATCAGGTACTTCTACTTGTACTATTTGTAATGGTGGTAAAAAAGCTAAGAAATAATGAATAAAATTATATATAAATATCCTCTAGAATTTACTTATCCACAAACGATTAAGTTACCTAGTAGTGCAGAAATTTTATATGTTGATAGCCAAAGAAATACACCTACAATTTGAGCTATAATAGATACAGATGATAAATCAACAATCGAGGTTGATGTTTATATAATTGGTACTGGGCAAACTTTTGATGCTAGTAATAAATTATATATTGGTTCATGTATGACCGAAAACGGAAACTTTGTTTGGCATATATTTATTGATTACTCTAAGAGCGAAAATATAATATTACCAGGTGTTGATCTTTAAAAATAAATTGTTTTACTTCTATGAAAAATCCCCTTACTTGCTTAATTGCGAGTAAGGGGATTTTCTTTTGCCTCTATCTGCTTATGCGGATAGAGGTTATTTTTTTTTAATCTAATTTATCTCCGATATATTTAAGATCACTCATAAATCCAAATGTACTTGTAGCTCCTTCTCAGAGATTTTTATCTCCAGTAATAACAGCTGTACTCTGATTTACAATGTTCTTAATAATAGAGTATGCAGGTGGATTTAAGTCTCCTGCAAATTGTGCAACAATATTTCGAATTGGACCATCTTGGAATGATGTATATAAAGCCATAGCTCCTAAGTGTCCTAATGCTCCTAATTCTTCTTTGGTTTCTCCTGATAGAAAAACTGCATATATCATTCACATTATTAGACTCATAAATATTAAATCAGTCAAGAATAAATAAAAATTAGCCTTTTTAGTTGGATTAGCTCATAACGTTTTAAATTCATTATAATCCATTTTACCTATAGCTTTTGCAAAGCTGACCATAGAATAAGCAATACCTTCAATAAATCTTCCTTGCCATTCTACATAAGGAGTAGCCGTTTCTCCTTCTTTTACATTCGTTTCAAGATCAACTCTTGTAGTAGGTAACCCATTTTCTCCTGTTGACTGAATCATTACATAACGAACTCCATTTTCATCAAATTTTTCTACAAATTTACCTTGATCATAAGTTCCAGGTTTAAGAATCCATTGTTCAAGTTTAGCAGAAAGGAATGTACGAAATTGTAACATCATAGCTCCCATGAACATACTTTTAGCAAGCATCTGAGTATTTTTATCATAGTGTCCAAAACAAAGTTCTGCAAAAGATTTAATACTAGTTGCTTCTCTAACAGTATAGGCTCTAGGTAATGGTTGTCCTTTTTCAATATTTCATCCTTCTTGATTAAATTGCTGTCTATAAGCTTCATATAATCCTTCTTGTCTTTTATAAGCTTCAGAATTTACATCGGCTCCTGCAGCAGTAAATACATCAAAACGTTTATCCTTTTTAAAGTCATATACTAATTCATCATCTGAATTTAAACTATATGCTTCTCAGCATCCATCATGAATCATTTTTGCAATTAATAAGCCCATTCTATGATATACATCAGGAGCTCTATTGCAAACATATAACATATCAGAATTAAAGTTCTTAATACCATTACGAGATTGACTGAGTTCTTTTTGAACTATGTCGGCGTCCATGTTAGCCATACCAAAGTCTGCATTTAAAGCTTCAACTTTTGTTAAAGTAGCAATACGCTTCGGACTATCTTTAAAGATAATTCCTCAAGCCTCAGCTAAATCCTTTCCAGAAAATTGATCTTTTCCATAAGCATTTGTCATAGCTCTACTAATATGAATTCACATACCTTGCATCATTTCTCGAAGTCCAGATCTTAAGTTAAGACCTAAAGCAGTAGCCGTAGTAAATTTTTTAATTGCAGCTAAAGTTTTATAAACAGGTTGTAAACCTTTATCCATAATAGGTTTATTATAGATATTAACTGTTAGATATTTATCAAGAAATTCAAGTAAGTTTTCTGCTTCTTGTCCATACATTGCTTGATTATACTGTAATGCTATTTTAATTCCTTGAATTTGAGGAATAATATCATTATATTCTGCTTCTGCAACATATGCATGAATATAGCTTCTTAATAAATCTTCGAGTTGAGTTTCAAGACTATTTATCCCATGATTTGATATAATCTGCTCTCGAGTATCATTTCCAATTTTAAATTTATTGTATACTCTTTGTGCATCTTTGGCAAGATCAAAATCCTTCATTTGTTCTTCAAATAGTCTTAACATATTAGTAACTTCTTGATACTCCATTTTAAGACCTTCTTTAAAACCTTTATTATGGAATTGAGATTTCATAGAACCAATAGCTACAGGAACTTGATAATAAGTTCCATCTTCTATTGCTTGTTGATAACGTCCAGGATTTCCTTCAAAACGAAGTTGGTTTACAATTTCTGTAAATGTTTTTATTAATGCTTTTTCTTCTTTAG